ATGAAAGTCTGGAGAGGGGTGGGAAGAGACATTTTCTGTTTGTTGGTTTAGCTTATGAGGTCAGCAAGGAGGGCAGGGAGAGGGCAACCAACCAAGCTCTATATTTGGGAGAGCGAGCAAGGAAGGAAGCCCAAGAGATCGGAAGGGGTTAAGTCAGTCCTAAGATCCAACACCAAAAGAACATTAGGCAAACAGTTAAGCCAAACCATATAAGTATTTTTTCTAAATCGTATTTAATTTTTTTCATTATTTTCTCTTTTATCAATTTCTTGTTTGCACTCTTTCAGAGTAGGTCTTTGAAAAGTTGCTAACTTAATTTCATTTATAATAAGTTTTGCCCTTTCATTTACCTCTTCATTGTGTTTAAGTTCATCTTCTGTATAAGTGCATTCTGCACACCTACAATCTGGACCATGCCAAGGTTTATCTATTATTTCTTTTCTTATTTCTTGAGCTTCGTTATGTCGCATTGGCCTTGCTCTATAATAATCAACTCTATCGGTGTCTTGCTTATACCAAGCATCAATCATGTATCCTTTATATTTTCTAATTGTTGTTTTCATTGGTTATCCTCAATCATTTCAATAGTTCTTGATACTGCTGAGAGCAATAAAGTATCTTTATCAAACTCTCCTCTACCTTTATCATCTTCAATTTGTTCAGAAACATAATTGAATACTTTAGTTAAATTTTCTTGGCTAAGTTTCATTGGTTATCCTCCTTTTGTTTCCATTCTTCATACCAATCAACAACGTCTCTTATCTTTACTACATCATGGTTTATATCCCAATAGTCAGCATTAGCAGAATATCCCATTTCTATTTTTATTTTTTCTGCTTCTTTGCTTGTATGATCTAAACCACTTAATTCGTTAAATTTATCAGAAAACCATTTATAAAAATCTTTAAATTCTCTAGTCATTCGTTTAACTCCTTTACTTCATGGTTTTGCCAATCTCCTTTATAGAGTAGTTTGAATTTAGATCCGCCTGTTGCTTCTGCTTTCTGCATGACTTCAATTTTATCTTTAGCCATTACATCCAGGTAATAATAAACAGGTTGCATAGTTATAACTCGGTATTTCTTTTTTGGTTGGCTCATCTCTTCGCTCCTTATAAATAATCAATGTATGGGGTTAAATCTACTTTGTCTTTGTTAGCATAACCTCTTTCATACTTACCACCACGATAGACATGGTTTTTCATGTCGGAGGGTTTAGGTATGCCTTCGCTAACAAATATCTTTTTTTCAGCTTGACTGGGTGTAATTTCTCCGTTCTGCAATTTTTCTAATATGTTATTTCTTTCACCATAAGGTAAAAAGAAAAAAGCAGTATCAAGCATTAGGTTGAAAGCTTTCAGGAACTCGCAGAATTCAGCATTTGTTAATTGCAATCTTTTTTTACTTAGTATGTATTGCAACACATCTTCTGACAAAGCTAAGAGCTTAATATTGTCTATGGTTTTATCTTTAGACTTAGATTTAATAAATTTTCTTTTCATCTCTTCACCCTCACAAAGTCCATAAAGTCTGATTGCTCACGTTTGGTCATCTCAACCCATTTAATTTGGTTAAATGGTTTATCGTACTTCCTAGACATTCTGCGAATGAATAGGTTGTGCATGAATACGTCTATATGGTTTTTAATGTGTTTCATGCTTTCACCTTTTCCATTTCTTCAATATCTAACCAAAGAGAAGCTGAAATCTCTAAGGCATACCAAACCAATATGTTTTTTAGTTCTTGGTCATTAGTTACGAGATCTCCGCCATTTAGATCAGCGATATATTGTAACGGTGTTGTATCTGTTCCGAATATATCGTCTTGTATCAAAGACCAAATATCTTCTTTTAAGAAGTCGTAAACCTTTGATGTTTCTTCAAATGTTTCTAGTCCCTTAACTCCAACAGAATCGCCTGTACATTCAGCGATAGTTTTAATATCTGCTTCGCTAAAGTTTTGTAATAAGTAATCGTAAATATTATCTATTGGGTGGCTCATGCTTCCACCTCTTCTAATGGGTTGGCTTCTAACCATTCAGCAACAATATCTACGCCTACAATGTAGGCATACATATTTACCAGCATTTCAGGATCAGATAAATCCGTTGTGACTTCGCCAAAATTAAATTTTTCATAATCTTTAACAATGCCAATTACATCAAAGGCTTTATCACCTAACCATTGTTTAGCCTGGTAAGTGCCAATAATATAATAGTCACTATTAAATGCATGATAGTGTAATTCATCTCTGAAATCAGAATCATTTAATGCTTCTGAGTTTTCAGCTACAAAGTTATCGAAATAACTTTTGATCTCGTCATATTTAAAATAATCTTTCATTCTCTCTTTTCTCCTCCGACTTAATTGTCGGTATGAAGTAATTATAGGTGTAAACGTAAAGAGATTACAAGTAATGCGGAGAAATATTTTTATCAAACAGTTATTAAATCTCTGTAAAGTGTTATTATTAAAGGCATCAAAAGCATGAAAAAAAGTTAAAAAAAATATGCAAATGGTAGAGAAAAAGAGAAAAAAACCTGGAAGAAAGTTAATTAATATAGATATTGAACAGGTTGAGCGTTTGGCTTCACAAGGTCTTGGTAATACTCAAATTGCTCGTGCTTTGGGCGTTTCTTGGGATACATTAGACCGCAATAGGAAACGTTCTGCTGAATTTGAGGATGCTTTAAAAAGAGGACAAGCAAGAGGATTGGCAACAGTCACAAACTCTTTATATCAATCCGCAAATGATGGCAACGTCACTGCTCAAATATTCTATTTAAAAAATAGAGACTCTAAAGCTTGGGCGGACAAAGTAGAAACAACGTTCAACGTGGATCTAAAAAACGTAATCGACAACGCTAGAGAACGACTAGGCAACGACCAAGAACATATAATAGAAGCTAAGACCGTTGATATAAAAGAGATACAAGCAGGAAAGGCTAAGTCTCAACAAGGAATGGGTTCTCAACCAGAGGAGGATAAAGACAAGAAATAAATAGGCAGGGGGTGTTTATTCTCTCTCTTTTTCAATTTTTACCCGTTGAAAATCACCGAACACCCCCCCTTTAATTTATCGGCAGTAGTATCGTATATGTAAGTGTTGCGATAATTTTTTTTTAGTTATGAAAATAGATAGGAAAGCCATGGAAGAATCAATCACTGACACAATACTAGGTGCAGCGTTTAACTTCCCAATCTCCTGGGCAACACTCGCTGCTTGTTTGGCATTTACAACAGATCCATTGAAGATCGCAGTTATACAACTCATGGTTCTAACATTAGCTGCAATTATAAGACGTTATTACACTCGCTTATATTTCAAAAGCAAAGAATAGAGAGGATAAAGATATAGACATTCCATTTCCAAACAAAAAATACAATATCATATATGCAGATCCACCTTGGCAATTTAACAGCAGAATACATCAAGAGAACAGGGGCTTTACGCATAGTCTTGAAAAACATTATTCAACCATGACAGAAGCAGAAATATGTTCTCTACCAGTAAAAGACATAACAAACGATGACTGTATTCTGTTTATGTGGGTGACAGACAGCCATCTCAAAGAGGGTTTGAAAGTTATAGATAGTTGGGGTTTCAATTATAAGACCATTGGTTTCACATGGGTAAAACATTATGAAAGTGGTTCTACTTGTTATAACTTTTCTCCCTACCTTTTGAAATCAACAGAGATATGTTTAATTGGTATGAAAGGCAAACTAGCAAATATAAAAGAAAGAAACGACATCAAGGGTTTGGTGGCAGACATTAGAACCAAACACAGCAAGAAACCAGAGGAAGTTAGAAAAAGAATAGAACAAATGTGTAAAGACTTACCAAAAATTGAATTGTTCGCTCGACACAAAACAGAAGGTTGGGATGTCTGGGGTAATGAAGTATGAAATACTCAGCCAAAGAAGAACAAGAATTAATGACCGACATCTGGTCGCCTGCTGTCAAAGACAGTCCACTAAACTTCGTTAAGTTCATCTTCCCCTGGGGTCAGAAAGACACCCCCCTCGAAGATTTCACTGGTCCAAGAGCATGGCAAGAAAAAATTTTATTAGAAATTGGCACACACATACAACGCAACCATGGCAAAGTCACCCCAGAGATGTTCCGCCTGGCCGTAGCATCAGGTCGGGGTATAGGTAAATCAGCCTTAGTCGCTTGGCTTATACTCTGGATGCTCTCTACCCGCATGGGGTCAACTATCATTGTTACCGCCAACACCGAACAACAGCTTCGCTCAAGAACCTGGGCGGAACTCGGTAAGTGGCTCACCCTCGCTATCAACGCCCACTGGTTTAATAAGACAGCCACCACCATCAAACCTGCAGGCTGGTATGAAGAAGCCCTCATACGAGACTTACAAATCGACACAGGCTATTACTACGCTCAAGCCCAACTCTGGAGTGAAGAAAACCCAGATGCTTTTGCTGGTGTCCACTCCAACTACGGTGTCTTATTAATCATGGACGAAGCCAGTGGTATTCCATCACCCATCTACTCAGTCTCGGAAGGTTTCTTCTCTGAACCAACCCAAAACAGATTTTGGTGTGCTTTCTCCAACCCCAGAAGAAACACTGGTCCGTTCTACGACAGCTTCCACTCTAACA